AAGAGCGCCGGCCGGAACGCCTGTCATCACTAGGTTGTCGCCCACGGCCAGCGACCCCGATACGGTCGAAACAATCGTAACGGTCGGGCTCGTCGCGACGCAGGTTGCCGTGCCCGAGAATTTGTTACCCGTCGTCTGCAACCCGGTTTGAATCAGCGTTGCAGCGTTGGTAAACGACGTGGCCGTCGCAAGGTTGATCGCGGCCGACGTGACAAGCTCGCCGTTGACCGTAACGGCCAGCGTGCCGGATAACGCCTGAATTTGCGCCAAGGTGAGCGACGACACGGACGCGCCGCGCAGATATGCCGCAACGGCCGCCGTGTTGTATTGAGCGAAATACGCGGTTTGGGGTAACGCTTTACAACCCGTAAACCCCGAAAAATAGGTGTTGGCAATGACCGTTTCCGGCGCGGCGGCCCCGAACCACGATTGCACGTTGGCCGCGGATGCAAACGCCTGAACTGTGCCGATCGGGATTGACGGGTCGGACGTCAGGAAAACGGCGTTAAGCGCCAGCGGGTTTCCGCCCGTGCCGAGTACGCCCGGAATCACGTTGGCTAAGGCTGACGCCGGTATTGATTGATTCATGCTTGGGTTTCCTGACGGATTGCCGTTACATCATACTTAATTCATACGCCCGGCGCAAAACCCTTCGGCGTGACGTCGACAATGTCGGCCGGCCCGAGAACCACGGCGTACGTTTGGGACGTCGTCACGACGGGGTTATATTGCAATCGGGCCGTCACGATCCAACGATCTTCGTATTGCATTTCGGCGTTTGTCAGCGGCGCCCGTATCGGGTCATCCGCATACAACGGCTGACACGTCGGCGCGAGGGCTACGCACCCGATATTATCGCGCAACAGCGTCGAAAGTATGTCTGACCATTGCGACGCTTGCGGCCCGTAACAGTCAAGCTGCACGTCTAACTGCTGCCCCTGTTCCGACGTGACCGGGCCCGGTGCGGGGGCGGCCTGCGACGTTCCGGCGAAATTATCGACGTTCGTTCGCAACCGGGTTTTTGATATGCCTGTCATCACGATAAACCCGGGACCGGCCGGCGGCATCGCCACGCGGTTCGGGTAGCCTTGTATGACCTGCCCGGCCGACAGCCCAAGCTGCGCGGCGATAAACGCGCCGAGCGCCGTATATACGTCAGAAATCGTCGGCGTGACCGTGGCTAAGGGCGTTGTCATGTTGCCTGCAGGCAAACAATAAATTTCGTCCAACCGCCGTTTTCTACGTTCCAAGGTCCGTCGACCGGGCCGACGACCTTCCAATTTTGCACGGCCTGCCCTGCAAAGGGGGCGAACTGCAATAGGTCGCCCCCTTGCGCGAGTACGCGAACCACGCCCTGCGTGTTGCCGTACATATAGACTTTCCGAAAAACGCCTTGCAAATTCAATTTTTCAATTAGCATTAACTCTTGTTTTCCCAACGGCTGAATCTGCACGCGTACGTTAACGGGCGCCGCGTAGCCCGGCGTCTGCGAGTAATCAGCATTCGACGTTGCGCCCGTGCTGGCAAGGTATAGCGCGGGCCGGTCGGCGTTCACGCTATTGATGGCGCCGCGTACTAGGCCATGCAAATTCATTTCGTTAGCTCGTAATCAACGGCGCGTTGCATTAGTCCCTGATCTATTAGCGGTTTGTTGAATCCTTTGATTTTGACCGTTAACGGCGCGTTAGGCGGGGCCGCCCATTGCGCGATTGTATTCTCAACGTCATCCCGCATGACCTGCCCAAGCTCGCGCAGCGCCGCGACGCCGTCATAATTGTGCGCGACAATGCTAGACGCTAGCAACGCGGCCCAACGGTCGGTTTCTGTGCGTATCGTGGTGCGGAAAAACGGTCGGGCCGGCGCCGTACGCGTGCCGTACTCATTCCAAAACGCCGCCTGTGCGATTGGCATTGCCGGTACAACCGACGGCGTCGCGCTGCTGCCGACGGCGTCTAAAAATCGCTTATTCGTCGTTTCGGGATACTTCGCATTTTCCAAAAACCCGACGCGCAGCACGCCGCCCGCCGTGATTTTATGCTGTAGGGCGCCCAAGGCAATCGCTAGTTTTTTGCCGCCGACGACGTGGTTACGACTAGCCACAACAATTACCAGGGCCGCCCGGTAAGCCCGGCGCAGGCCAAGGTAGGTATCCGGCGCCATACGGGCCGCCGTTCGGGCCGTACGCCCACGGGGGCGCGGCGACGAACTGCGCGAGGCGAAACGCCGCCGTTGCGGTCCAAAACAGGGCGCCATACTTCGTTTGCAGGAAATATGCCGCGTTAGCGTTCGGGGGCGCCTGCCATTCGGCCGATACGCTGACGTCGCCCTCGGACGCGTCAGCAATGCGGCCCACAATACCTAGCGGCTGCGTCGTGTTCGGCACGCCGCACACAATCATATTTTCCGCTGCGATCGGCGAGCCGTACGCGATATTAAGCGTATACGTGCCCGTGCCGCCCGTACCCGTCCCGAGGGCCGATATAACTGTCCCGGGGGTCACTAGGCTGCCCCCGACACTAGGGCCGTCGTATAACGCCTGTCCGACGGCCAGCGACCCGCTTGTGACGGATGCCACGGTTGCGACGTTGCCCGTGATTGAAACCGACCCCGCGAACGTCGGCGCCCCGACGCCCCCGTCATTCGTACCCTGAGCGATTGCCGCTATGTGTGCCGTCAACAGGTACAGCAAATAAATCCGTTGGTTAGCGTCGCATACGGTCGAATTGCACGTGTTATTGAGTAGGAAAGTCGCGCCCGTGAAATCGTTAACCAACGCTTGCGGCGACGCGTTGTTGATGCCCGTAAACTCCGGGTATGACGTCAGAAATTCGGCGGCCGAGAATTGAACAATTCCCGACGCCGGGGTGTACGTCACGCACGGAACAATGGGCATATATTACGCCTTATCGAATTCGGCCGTTTCGATACCGGGCGGCAGCGCGTTGGGCGCTTTCGCGTCTTTTTTGGGTATGATCGGCGCGAACGGGGCCGGCGTTTTATCGCCTTCCAACACGCGTAACTGCGCGCTCGCCTCGTCTTTCGCCTCGAATAGAATCTCGTTTTTCAACAGCCACGAACCGGCGTGCGTGCGTTTCCATTCTTCCCATGCCGCTTTGTCAATGCCGCGGTTGAGATACGGCCGCATGTTGTACCCGGCCGGCATCTGTAGCCCGGTCGTATTGTGGTGATGCCAGCCCTTCAATACGATGCGCTGATATTCGGGGCCGCGTACCACGGCCGTCTGCAGGCCGCCGCCCTGTACCTTTTCGGTCGTCTGCAATCCGATTTCGAGCGTGATACCGCTCGGCAGTTTGCAGCCTATAATTACAGTCTCTTTCGCCATGTCGCCAAACTCCTATGGGGTGAAATACGCCGACGTCGACACGATCGCAAGCTGACCGGGGGGCGCGAGCGAACAGACTAGCCACGGGGTTAGCTCGGCGCCCGCTGCCGGGCCGGATATTGCCGAACCGTCAGTTAGTGAAGCATACACGGGATTTCCCGGGATTGCGCCGCCTGCAAAACTGAGCCAAAAATTGCCGCGACTGTGCAATGTAACGACGAGCCCCGGCCGCACGCGCAGGCCGCCGGCCGGCGTGACCGTGCAATCCCAAAATTCCCACGTCCACGACGCCGCGGGGCCGGCCAGCCCATAAGGGCCGCCGACAACGCCGCCGTTGCCGCCGTTGAGCGATTGAAACGGTACGACAATGCCGATTTTGTCGGCCGACGTAACGCGCGTGTTGTTGACTAGATTGGTCGACGGGTCTAGCCAGCCGAAACGACCTTGTATGGTCCCTGGCGTGTTGGATACGGGGGCGCCCGGCCCCGCTACGGTCGACGCAAACGGCCCGAGTAATTCGAGGTTACGCCCTAGCGGGTTGCTCGCGAACGCGCCCTCATAGACGCCGGGCACGGGAAAACGGCCGGCGCTTTACGCGCCGACCATTGCAGCAATGGCGAACGGCAGATATACGACGACGCCCCAAGTTCCCTGACTCTTTTTCTGTTCCCAAGATGACGTTTTGGTCACGATCGCGTGGGCGCGCATCTTTTCGGTGAATGCCGCCTCGCACGTGCGCTGGCCTTCGACGCTGTCGCAAATAAGCTGCACGAATTCGGTTCCGCCCGCGCCGCCGCCGCCGGCAATGGCGAACTCGGGAACCGTCACGATTTTGAGGTTCGGGAAATTCGTCTTGATTTGCGTGTACACGTTCACGTTATACGTGTTCGTGTTGTTGAAATTGACCGCGTTGCCGGGGCTGACGCCGAGCGTCATGGCCGATTCGGCGTCAATCAAACCGTTGCCCTGCGCGATAAGCTGCTGCACCAACCGCAAAATGTCGGCGTAAATGAGGGCCCCCGACGCGCCGAACCACGTAGCAGTTACGGCGATCGGATTCGGCAGACTCGGGTCATTCGTCCCGCCGTAGCATTGCAACCCGCTGACGCCATACAGGTACGTGTAGTTTTGAAATTTCTTGAGCGTCAACGCGGACGCCATGTTGACCTGATTGGCCTTGTCGATTTTCGCCTCGGCCGCCCGCGCCAATTCGCGCTCGCCCCAACGCGTGTTGGTTTGATAGTGATACGACTGCCGTTGCGGGAACTGTTCATTGGAATTCGACATGCCGTCCTGCGAGTAGTCGCCATAGCTCGCAGTTTCGCCCGTGCGCTCGGCCATCAGGAACATGGCAGTATCCGATACCCATGTCCCCTTTTTGGTTTCCCCGTACAGTTCGGCCGCCTTCGTCGGGCTAACCAAAACTTCGATGATTGCCGGGTCGACGTACGTGGTAAACAGCGACGGTATGCCCGCGTTGGCCGCGGTTATCAGCGTCGGCTGCGCGTCGTACGCGACGCTACGGTCAATCAATTGCATACCGCGCGCCTCTTGCGCGAGCCCCGCCATGAAATGAATTCCGTAGCGGCGGCCGAGGTCGGCGTGATCGAGTGCGATGCGGGTCATGTGTTTCGGTTCCTGTCGTCAGTTTAATACGTCGTGATCTTCGCGACTTCGCCGTTTCCGGCCGTGTACGTGCCGCCGACGAAAAACGGCGTTGCGATGGCGCCGGCAACGGTAATCGTACCCGACGCGACGTTGGCCTGAGCCGGCGAAATGTTGTAGATACCCGTCGACCCCGCCGTACCCGTGACCTGCGTCCCCAAGTCCGTCCCGGCCACAATCAGCGCCGAAATGAGCGTATCGCCCGGCGTCAACGTGCCCGACCCCACGGCCGATACGTCCAGATAGGCCGAGAACGTCGACTGCAGATTCGTGAACGCTGCAACCGTCAGCGTCGGGTTGCTGACGGAATACGTCGCGCCCACGCTGCCGCCGACCGTGCCGGAAAGCTGCGCCACGATTGTCGTGAGGGCCGGGACGCCCGT